CGCGCGCAGGCTTTCTGCGCGCCATCACAGAGCGGTTTTCACCGGCTCTGGCGGGCCGTCCGGCCACCTAGCGCAACCGAGTCCATCGCCCGAGCGGGCATTTGTCCGCCCGGGCTCCAGCTTGCGCCGTTCATTCCCTCAACTTTAGATTGGAGAACTCAGGATGCCTTCAAACGCTCCGTATGGGTTCCGGCCCCACCGCCATCTCGCGGGTGGAGTGATCCGGAACGACGAGTACCCGATCGCAACCGGCTATGCCACTGCCTTGTGCACTGGCGATCCGGTAAAGCTGGCGGCCGACGGCACGATTGAGTTGGCAGCAGCAGGCGATCGCATTCTCGGTATTTTTCAGGGTGTCTCGTACACCGCTTCCGATGGCTCGCAGGTGTTCACGTCGCGCTGGGCAGCCAGCACGGCGGCTACGAACGTCAAGGCTTCGGTCATCACCGACCCGAACGTGACGTACGAAGTGCAGTCGGCAGGCACGCCGGCGCAAACCAACGTCGGGAACCTGGCCGACCACGTGACGGGCACGGGCTCGACCTACACCGGGCAGTCGGCCGCGGTTCTCTCCGCAACGATGGGCACGGGCGTGGCGGGTTTCCGGGTCCTTCGTATCGTCGACAAGCCGGGTAACTCCGGCATTTATGCGTCGCTTGAAGTTCACATTCTCGAACACGAGTTTGTGGAATTCAGCCAAGCCACGCCGGGAGTCTAACCATGGCACTCACACGTGCACAATTCAAGAAGCAACTCCAGGACGGCTTGAACACCGTCTTCGGCCTGGAAACTCGCCGGCACCCGGAGCAATGGCGCCAGATCGTCGATGTCGAGACGGAAAACCGCAAGGCTTACGTCGAAGACCAGATGATGACCGGGTTCGGCGCAGCGCCGGTCAAGGCCGAAGGCGCGGGCGTGACCTACGACACGGCGACGGAAAGCTATACCGCCCGTTACGTGTTCGAGACGATCGCGTTGGCGTTTGCGATCACCGAGGAGGCCGAAGAGGACGTGCTGTACGGCTCGATCGGGGCGCGCCTTTCGCGGGCGCTGGCCACTTCCATGATGCACACCAAGGAAGTGAAGGTGGCCAACCTGCTGAACAACGGCTTCTCGACCAGTTTCTTGGGCGGTGATGGCGCGGCCCTGTTCAGCACGGCGCACCCGGTGACGCAGGGGGCGAATCAGTCCAACACGCTCTCGACCGCGGCCGACCTGTCGGAAACCTCGCTCGAGGACATGCTGGTGAACATCGACACGGCGCTCGATGACCGTGGCATTCCGGTGTTCATCACGGCGCAGAAGCTCATCATTCCTCCGCAGCTTCGCTTCGTGGCGCAACGCATCCTGTTCTCCAACGGCAGGGTGGACGTGGCAACGAACGACCTGAACGCCATCAAGTCGCTCGACATGCTCAAAGGCGGCGCCGCGGTTATCCAGCGGCTGACCGACCCGGATGCGTGGTTCGTGAAAACGGACTGCCAGGACGGCCTGAAGCACATCGTGCGCATCCCGCGCAAGACCCAGATGCTCGGCGATTTCGAGTCCGGGAACCTGCGCTACAAGGCCCGCGAGCGGTACATCCAGGGATGGAGTAACTGGCGCGGTGCGTTCGGAGCGCCGGGGAGTTGAACCGTTTGATCCAATGTAGTGTATAGTGGGGATTCCAAAATACCGGGGTCCCCACTATGTCCTGCTCGTATTGCAAGAATGAAAATGTTGTGGCGAAGGGCCTGTGCCAAGCTTGCTATTACCGGCAAAAGCGCACGGGTTCTCTTGAGCACAAGTCGCGCAAGAAGCAGCCTCTGCATTGCACGTTCGAGGGGTGCAGAGATTTGACGCTGGCGCGAGGATTGTGTGAGACGCACTACCGGACTGTGTTGAAGCACGGCGACGTGATTTCTCCTTTTGGTTACGGAGAGCGCAAGAAGCATCCACTGTACGAAGCCTGGAGATACCAAACCCGCGTCAAGGCTGGCAGAGTCGGCGACTGGAATGACTTCTGGCAATTCGTTTCGGATGTTGGTGAGAGGCCGGAACTATGTGTGTGCCGTCGTCTCAACGAGCGTGCGCCGTGGGGGCCGGACAATTTTAGGTGGGGGCACCGAGAAGCTGGTGCCGCCGATAAAAACGAATATATGCGCAAGTGGACGGCGCGAAACCCGATGCGGTCCAAAGGCTACTCTCTGAAAAAAGCCTACGGAATTTCGCTAGACGAGTATGCAGCGATGTACGCAAGCCAGAACGGGCGATGTGGCATATGCGATAAGCCTGGGAAATCGTTCGACAGGGAGAATGGCCGCACCCAAACATTAGCGGTTGACCACCACCACGACAGCAGGAAGGTGCGCGGGCTTTTATGCACGCGATGCAATCGGGCGCTCGGCGGTTTCAAGGACTCGATCCAACTACTCGGCAAGGCCGCTGCCTACATGAAGCGACACCAGTAACACCCGAATCACAGCAGGAGCCTTAACCGCTCCTGCTTCGATGAGAAAGGCTCCGAGAGGGGCCTTTTTCTTTTTCAGCGTCAGCGAGTGTGACGTTTCGTTTTCAACGACCCGACAGGGTTCACATTTCAGGAGATTCAAATGCCTCTGCCTTCCAGCAACTACCCCGGCGGCTTCGGTGCCGGCGGCGTGACCATCCGGAACCTTCCGGTCCTCAATACCGTCTCGGGCGACGTGTACTGGGTGGACTCCAACGGCGGCGGCGGCAGTCGCGGCACGTTCGGTCGCCCGTGCCTCACGATCAACGAAGCCATCGCGCTGTGCACGGCGAACAAGGGCGACATCATCATGGTCAAGGCGGGGCACGTCGAGGCCATCGCCAACGCGACCGCACTGGCGTGCAACAAGGCCGGCGTGGCAATCATCGGCATGGGCCGCGGCGCCATGCGCCCGACGCTGACCTTCGGCACGGCGGCCACGGCGAACATTCCGGTGTCGGCGGCGAACGTGACGTTCGACAACATCCTGTTCGTGGCTAACTTTGCGGACATCGCTTCGGTCTTCACGCTGACCACGGGACCGGAGTTCGCGGTGAACAACTGCGAATTCCGCGACACGAGCTCCATTCTCAACTTCCTCACGATCGTCACCACGACGGTTGCGGTGGTGGCGGACGGACTGGTGTTCACGAACAACCGCGTCTCGTCCCTGGGCACCACGGCGGCGACCACGATGGTCAAGATCGTGGGCACGCACGACCGGGTGGCAATCAACGACAACCTGTACGTGGGCGCGGTTCTGAACAACACCGCGGCGCTTCTGGCCCACGCTGCGCTCGTCGTCACCAACCTGGAAATGGCGCGCAACAAGGTGTTCCGTCTGAACACGGATACGGCCACGGGCGGCATCCTGATTACCACTACGTCCACGACCAACACCGGCATGGTGTACGAGAACTACATCAAGTGCGCGGACGCGGCGGGGATCATCCTGGTCACGGCGGGCTGCAAGTACGGGATGTTCCAGAACCTGGTGTCAGGTGAGGCCGATACCTCCGGCTTCGTCCTGCCGGCGCTCGACACCAACGCATAACCCTTTCAACCATCAACCCTCTACCGGCCTTCGGGCCGGGGAGGGGTTTTAAGGAGAAGCGAAGATGATGAAACCGAAGCGCGTGGCGTTCACGCCAGTCACGGGGACCACGAGCAATATTTGCGCAAGCCAAACGCCTGGCGCGGCGGGCAACCTGACGCTCAACGGCGCTCTGGCTGTGGGCGGGGTCATTCCGCAACAGACGCTGGCCTACATGGTCACAATCACCGGCGGCTCGAACGAATCTGGCAAGACGTTCCTCATCACGGGGACGGATGCCGACAACAATGCGCAGACCGAAACCGTAACCGGGCCGAACGCAACCACGGTGGTTTCGACCAAGTTCTTCCGGTCGATCACGAGCATCTACGCGAGCGCGGGGACCGCGGGCGCGATCACGGTGGGAACGCCGAACGCAACGTCTTGCGCGGTTACGCCGACGTACTGCGTTGACATGAACGCCACCTACACCGATGTAACGGTGGATGTGGGCGGCACGATCAACTTCACCATCCAGAAGTGCTCGGAACGACCGACCGCGGGGGAAACGCCGAACTGGCGCACCTTGCAGGCCGCCGGAGCGGTGGATATTGAAGTGCTGCAGACCGGCGGGATTGGCGCGGTGAGGGTGCTGATTAGCAGCTACACCAACACGGCCACGCTGGCGGCGTCGATCATCCAAAGCCGCTCGCGCTAAATGCCATCGAGCGGCCTCTACGCGTGGGCGCCAGACTTCTCGGATTTTGTAGACGAAGCCTTTGAGAGAGTCGAGATCGCCCCGGAAGGCATTACCTCGCAGCACCTGCTGTCGGCCAGGCGCTCGATCAATCTCCTGTTCGCCTCCTGGGCGAATGAGGGGGTGATGCTCTTTGCGGTCGACGAGCAAACCCAGACCCTGACCGATGGGACCTCGAGCTACCTGAATCGCAGTTTCACGGGAAGCTCGGGCGTTGGAACCTTCAATGCCGGGAACTATATCTACGTCGGCGCGACCTGGGCGACAGCGACGGCGCGCGGGCGGTTGACAGCGGTTGCCGGCACTGGCGGGGTGCCGGTGCTCTCGTACTACCCCTTGACCGGCTACAGCGATTTTGCCAGCGGGGACGCGGTGAAGGAGTACACCGGCACCGTGGACGGGGATGCGACGTGCACCGCCGGGACGCCCGCCGACATTGCCAATGGGACGCTGGCCATCCTCGAGTGCGTGCTCCGGCGCTCGAGCGTGGACACGCCGGTTGCGAAGATGAGCCGCGAGGACTATCAGGCGATCCCGAACAAGACGGACGAGGGCTTGCCTTCGCGCGTGTTCTACGACCTGAAGGCCAATACCTACACGCTCTGGCAGGTGCCGGAGAACAGCACCGACGTGTTCCGGTACTGGAGACTTCGCCGGTTGCAGGACGTGACCGGGGCATCCGAAACCCCGGATTTGCCCTACCGCGCCTACGACGCACTGGCGGCCGGGTTGGCTGCGCGCCTGGCCCTGAAATTCAACGCCGAGAAGTACAAGATGCTGAAAGCCGAGGCCGACGAAGCCTTTGCCCTCTTGAGGGAAGGCGACCGCGAGCGCGCCGACGTTTCCATGGACACCACGCAATGAAGCGGCACGCCTCTGGCCGGTATGCCCTGGGGCAATGTGCCCGGTGCGGCTTCACGGCGCCCTACAAGCAGCTCGTGGCCGACGAGTACAAGCCCGGGCTTCGCGTGCATCCGTGGTGCAAGGACGAAAAGCACCCGGCCGAGAAGCCGATCGACGCGGGCGATGCGGTGAACCTGAAGTACCCGGCGCCGGACCTTGACGACGATTCGGCCGGGAACGATGGCACCACGGTTGCCACGGCTTTGGGCTTCACGACCGGCACCTACTTCGGGAGCGGCTCATGACTGCCTGGACGTATGCAACCCTGAAAGCTGCGCTCAAGGCAGCGGTGGAGAACCAGTCCACGGACCTCGATACCAGCATCGACACGCTGATCGGCTTGGGCGAGGACCGCGTGGTGAAGGACCTGGACATCGAGCTATTCGATACCGAGACCGACATCACGATTGCGACCACGGGGCTTGTCACAAAGCCAGCGGGCTGCATCGCCATCCGGGACGCGCGCTACCTGACCTCGGCAAAGCGATTTGCGCTGGTGCAGAAAAGCCGGGAGTACGTCGACGACTACTGGCCCGATCGCACAGTGGCCGGAACGCCGAAGTTCTGGTGCGAGTACAGCACAACGCAAATCCTCGTGGTGCCTCCGCCCTCGGGCTCGACCTCGGGCAAGGCCACGATCATTGTCCGGCCGACAGGGCTTTCCAGCGCCAACACGGCGAGCTGGCTGGGCACGAACGCGCCGGACCTCCTGTACTACGCCTGCCTCACGACGGTTTCAAAGTTCGAGATCGACGCCGAGCAAGTCGGGCTGTGGGAGGGCGATTACGCAAAGACGCTCGACCGCACGAAGGTGGATCTTCGCCGGCTGATCCGCAAGGACTACGCCACGGTCACGAAAACATCCGAAGCTGAAGGGGAGCGTTAATGCCAAGCAGCTATTCGTCGCGCCTGCGACTTGAGAAACAGGCCACCGGGGAGAACACAGATAACTGGGGCGTCTTGCTCAACACGCTGATCGACCTGATCGACAGTTCGATTGCGGGCATGGCGACGGTTGCGGTGACGGGCGGGGCGTACTCGCTCACGGCGAACAACTCGGTCGCCGACGAATCGAGGATGGCGATCCTCAAGTTTACGGGTGTGCTCGCGTCGAATTCCGTGATTACAGTACCGACGCAATCGAAGCTCTACACGGTGTGGAACGCGACCTCAGGGGCCTACACGCTCACACTCAAGACGGCGGCCGGGAGTGGGGTGGCGGTAGCGCAGGGCAAGAAAGGGATGCTGCTGTGCGATGGGACGAATGTTCTGGAAGCGTTCGATTCGCTTGCTGGAAACCTCGCTATTGTTGGCACCCTCGCCGCAGGCCCCACGACGATCACGGGGGCGCTGAGTGCGACGGGAACGGTTAAGTCAAACTCCAGGACCGTCGCACTGGAACTGATTGCGGCTTCTTCGGCCTCGGCATCGGCGGTGGTTGACTTTACGACCGGCATCGACTCGACGTATGACGAGTATTTGGTCACCTTCACGGACATTGTGCCAGCCACTAACGATGCTGACCTTTTGCTCCGCGTTTCACAGGACGCCGGGTCAACGTTCAAGTCGGGTGCTACGGACTACGCCGACAGTGCTTCTTCAGTGGTGGATATTACGGGGGCTAACTACGGAAGCACAGGCAGGGCGTCGATCAGGCTAACCCAAGAGATTGACAGCGGGGGGGCAGTTTCCGGACAAGTCAGGTTCTACGGACCCTCTGGAACCGCGCTAAAAAAGAAGTTTGTTTTCTCTGTCACGGGCGATCAAGGCACTGGGGGCATCATCAGAACATCGAACGGAGGCGGGATGCTGACGCTAAACACATCAGCGATAAATGGGATTCGCTTTTTGATGTCGAGCGGCAACATCACTAGCGGAAACTTTGCTCTTTACGGAGTCAGGAAATCATGAGCCTTCACAAGATGGTTGATGGGGTTCGGGTCGAGATGTCGCGCGAGGAGGAGGCTGCACTCAAGGCCGAATGGGCGGCAAACGATCAAAAGCCCGCAGCAAAACCGCCGACGCTGGCCGACCAGATCGCGGCGCTGCCTGCCGAAGAACTCGCCAAAATCAAAGCGATGCTCGGAAGTTAAACCACCTCCACCTAGAAGAAACTCCCAATGGACATCCTCCACATCGACCCGGACCGCGCCCGCGCCGATGCGCGCGCCGGCCGCACCGAAAAGGAATGGCGGGAGGCCGAGGCCGAAGAGATCGGGTTGACTCATCGGGTCGACGCGCTTGAACGCAAGATGGTCGCAGCGTTGACGCCAATGCAGACGCGGAAGAGAAGAAGTAAAAATGGCCCTTGAGAATATCCCCATCCCCCCCGGCGCCGTCACGGTCAAGACCGATCGTGAGGCCGGCGCGCGCTGGGTGGACATGGACAAGGTGCGCTTTCACGAGGGACTACCCGAGAAGATGGGCGGCTGGCAGAAGATTCTCGCCACGCAGTTTGCCGGGAAGTGCCGAGGAATCCTCGATTGGGTGACGCTGGCCGGCACGAAGTACATCGCCATGGGCACGAGCAAGAAGCTGTACGTGGTGACGGGCGGAATTCTGTACGACATCACGCCGATTCGGGCGAGTTCGACGATCAACAACAACCCGTTTTCAATGACCAACGCAAGCGCCTTGGTGACTGTGACCGATACGGCGCACGGGGCCATTGATGGCGATTACGTGACCTACAGCGGTGCGACGGCTGCGGGCGGCATCACGATTGTTGGCGAGTACGTCATCGACTACGTGGACGCCAATACCTACACGATTACGCATTCGGCTGCGGCGACCTCTACGACAACCGGCGGCGGGGCTTCGGTGGTGGCGGCCTACCAGATCAGCATCGGGGCCGATGATTCGCTGTATGGGGCGGGATACGGTGTGGCCGGGTATGGGTTGGGAACATGGGGTACGGGCCGCACAACCTCGACGCTCCTGCTCAATGCCCGCACCTGGTCACTCGATACGTGGGGCGAGGACCTGGTGGCCTGCCCACGGGGCGGGACTCTGTACGCATGGGATGCGAGCACGGGGATCGGAACCCGTGCGGTGGCTGTCAGCGGCGCCCCCGCCACGATCAAGTTCATCATGGTCTCGGACGAGGACCGGCACCTACTCGCCTACGGGGCGCACGATGGATCGGTTGACGACCCGCTGCTCGTGCGCTGGTCGGATACCGAGAATTACGGGACCTACACGGCAACGGAAACCAATACCGCAGGCGACAAGCGGCTGGACACGGGCAACGAGATTTATTGTGCGGTGAAGGGCAAGGGCGACACGCTGGTGCTCTCCGACGCATTCGCCTGGGCGCAGACCTTTATCGGCGCGCCGTACACCTTCGGGTTCCGGCCCCTTGGCAAGATCGGCAACCTCATGGGGCCGAATGCCGCAATAGCCGAGAGTGGCCGGGTGTTCTGGATGGGGTCGGATGACTTCTACGTGTACGACGGCGCCGTCAACGTGCTGCCCTGCCCGGTGCACAACAAGGTGTTCGATGACCGGGACCTGACGCAGCGGGTGAAGGTGTACGCCGGGATCAACCGCGCGCACAACGAAATCTGGTGGCACTACTGCGCCCAGAATTCCACCGAAGTCGATCGCTACGTGATCTTCAACTTCGTCGAGAACACTTGGGCGTTCGGCACGCTCGCCCGGACCGCCTTCAATGGCGATCCTTCGGTCATCAGCGTGCCCTACGCTGCAGGGGCTGACGGGTACTTGTACTACCACGACTACGGAACGGACGCCGATGGCTCGGCCATGACGACGCGGCTTGTTTCGGGCGGCATCGAGATTGGCACGGGCGAATCCATGATGCGCGTGAAAAAGATCGTTCCCGACTTCAAGGCATTGACGGGCAATGTCTCGCTCACGCTCAAGTCCAAGCGATACCCGCACAGCACCGATGAAGTCTCGGCCACGGCGCAGACCATATCGAGTGCGACCGAGTACGTGAAGCCGCGCATCAAGGGGCGGCAAATCTCCATCACCATTGCCAGCACGGCGCTCGGCGACCACTGGCGCCTCGGGGGCTTGCGTATGGACGTGAAACCGGCGGGCAAGCGATGAAAGTGGACTTCGGCAGCTTCGGGGATCGGTACGAGCCGAGCCGCATGCAGGGGTTCCTGCGTGACTTGCAGAACGCTTTTACGCGCGTGTACGACGGTGGAAAGCTCGTCATCGGCGGGGGCTTTGCCATCGACAAGCATTTCATGTTCTCGGCGACGTGGGACCCGGGCAACGTGTTAAGCGGGGCGCAGACCACAACCACGGTGCCCGCGACGGGCGTGCGCCTGGCCGATGCGGCGCCGGTCATGGCCGGGTTCAACAAGGACTTGCAGGCGATGCAGCTCACGGCCTACGTGAGCGCCGACGATGTTATTTCGGTGGTCCTGCGCAACGGCACGGCGGGTGCGATTGACCTGGCTTCCGGGACGCTGCGCGTTTCGGCTTGGAGGTACTGACCATGGCTTGGCAACAAGTAGCAACGCAAATGCTTGGTGGACTCGCCCCGGATGTGATCCCGCGCCTGCAAGCGATCAATCCGAATTACGACTGGTCGAAGGCTATTCAGGAGTACGTTCCTGTACTGAACTCGGCCTATGGCTCGGACTGGATGGACCCTGCACGGGGATCGAGCGCGGGGCTGGTGAGTGTGCTGGTTCAGAAAGCGCAAGCCGATGGACAGAAGTGGGCTGCATCCGCTTTACCAGCGGCACGGCAAGCGCAACAGCAGCAGCAGGCGGAGATTCAACGGGCACAGAACCCGCCTGATAAGGGCTTGTTTGGTGGCCTTGGCCCGCTTGCACAACTTGCCGCGCTGATTCCCGGCCCGCAACAGCCTTTTCTTATGGCTGCAAATGCGGCAAACAGCCTGAGTCAGGGGAACTTGATCGGCGCTGGGCTGAATGCCTTTGGTGCTTACAACGGCGGTCTTGGCGGTGCATTCGATGCCGTGAAGGGTGCCCTACCAAGTTTCAACGCTGGCGCTCTTACGGATGCTCCGTACACCTACACCGTCAACGACGGGGCTTTGGGCGATACGGGTTCTTTCAACGCATCGAGCGTCGACGTAAACGATGCAGGAGGCAGCATGGACTACGACCTTGGCGACTGGCAGGACTTCGGCGGCGGATCTGGGGGTGCGCTGGTCGGTGAAAACCCATGGGGGCCGGGCACGCCGAATCCATCGGTCGATAATTTGACCGGCAACTACCGCTCGCCTTATGGGACGGAACTTGGATTGAGCCCTGGCGGCTCTCTGTCCGGCGGTACTCCATACGATCTGGCGGGCGTGCTCAACCCGGGCGAGTCCACGGGGAGCGCGTTCGCGGATTTCTCCGGCCCTGGCATGTCCAGCGGCTTTCCGTCATGGGCCAAGTCTCTGCCGGACGCGGCAAAAAAACTGCTTTTCGGAGAGAGCGGCAAGGGCGGCCTGATCGGCGGTGCGCTCAGTGGGAACATGGGCTCGATTGCCAAAACCGCGCTGATTGCCGGCGCCATCAAGGATCTGCTCTCGAACCAGAGCATCCCGCTGGCCGACGAGACGAAAGCGGCACTGCAGAAGTCGCTCGAAGCGGCCGACGCCTTCGCCACGCAGAACGCGCCGGCCCTGTCCGGGAACCAGAATGCCGCGATTGCCTACGCGCGCGACAACGCAGGGGCAGGACGGGGCGCCCTTACCGAAAGCCGCGATCTCCTGAACCGCAGCGCCGTGGGGCCGACTGCGGCCGAAGTCGATACCTACGTGAACCCGTACACCAAGGGCGCATTGCAGGAGAACCTGCACTACCTGGGCGAT